TGCGCCGTGGACTCAGGAGCCGTATCGATGGAACACGGCTCATCTACAGCAACAGTGTGCCCTATGCCGGCATCCATAACTATGGCGGAAGGATCAAACAGGACTTTGTCCCCTCGACGCAGATGCGCCGGTGGGCGTGGGCGCAATACCACGAGACAAAGAATGAGAAGTTTCGGCAGATGGCTTTGGCCAAACGCATTAAACGGACCATTGTGATCCCTGCCCGTCCTTTCGTGGGCGATCATCCCCGGGTGCATGAGTTAGTGGCCGAGGTGGTGAGCAACCGCCTGCGTATCGAGCGGGAACAGGGCGTTATTGCCCAGGAACTGCAACGTTTCAATTCAAAAACTTAAAAACTCAAAAACTTAAAAACTCAAAATGAAAGAGATTTTATTACAGATCATGAGCGAGCTGCAGGCAAAAGTACCCGAGCTTGCCTACATTGCCGAGGATTGGGGACAGATGGACTATTACAACGGAGCCCCGCCAGTGAAGTTCCCTTGTGCGCTGATCAGCGCGAGTAGTATCGATTTCGAGACCCAGACGGTCGATGTACGATGGGGTAAGATGAAGATCCTAATACGGGTGGCAGATGCACCGACAGTGAGTGGAACGATGGCAGCCCCGGAGAGCTATCGCAAACGGGCGTTTGCCATCATCGATTTGATGGACGCGATCGGTAACACGCTCTATGGGCTCGGGGGGGATCAGTTCAACGAGATCGAACAGGTGGCGATCTCCCGATACGAGCGTGAGGACGGTATCCGCGAATATGCCATGACATTTGAAACCCAATTCGGGATCTAAAACAGTGTCAGCTGGCGGGTGGCGTTTTTTTTCTGCTCATGCTCGATGTTCACACCTATGTAGTTCAGAAACGTACGGTAGCACATCGGATAAACTGGGTAGACGTAACGCCGCCATACCTCCTTGTAGCAGCGGTCACGCCTGCCCGGTTCATAATGCTCGCGGACGATGTCGCAGACCAACCTTATTCTTCTCAATGTGTTCCGATGATACCCCATACCCTGCAGATAAACGATTCGCTTTTTACTACAAAAGTAGCATCTTTAACCCACACTTTTGTGACTTGACTGCATAATTATACAAAATAAGCTGTATATACAAATTGAATATACGATTTGAAAGATTTGGGCAAACCGCTTTTATTTCCATTGTTATTTATATTTTTCGTGAAATGAGCTATTTCGACTCATTTATTTTTAGTTATGAATTATACTTTTTAATAATAGAATCAATAGTTGATTCCATTTTCAAAAAAACTTTTTCTTTCTCTGAATCCTCCTCAATTTCTAAATTGAGAATTTCGTTTGAAATGTATATTTTCATTGCTTCTAAGGAAGATATTTCATCTTTCGATATTGGTATTTGCTTCATCTTTTTTTATTGTTTAATTAATATTGTCCTATCAAATCTTTGTTCATCTATGAGACGAGGATCACCGTAAGATATATCCCAAAGTCGGTATTCTTCAAACATCTTTGTTTCCGGATTCATCTTTAGTGATAACGTCCCTATTTTTATAGCAGTTTCCTTTTTAGGAAAATACACATCAGAACCTCGGATAGTAAGTCCCCATCGCGTGATAGTCTTTGTCTTAGCTTCAAACATATTCATAGCTTAATTTTTTCATGTTCGTAATATTTTATATGACCAAATCTGAGACAGATTAATAAATTCTTAATTCTAATTTGGGAATATCAAATAATATTTGAGGATATTTAATCTTACACGCACAATTGCGAATATATTAAACATTCTTACTCCGATTGTTGTCATATAAAAATCACTTTCTATATTTACACTGTCCTACAAAACAATAGGACAATATAACATATGTATACAAAAATTATTATAATGAGAAAAATTGGTAAAAATGGCAAAGGCCAATTTTCAAATTTAGCTTATGCTAAAAGGTACCCACATTTAGTACAGAAGGAAATATATCGTTTCCAAAAGTGTAAATGTCGTTGATTCTTAGGACTACCCTAAGACAATCTTAGGATAGTCCTATTTTACGTCATTCATCGTCGAAATCCTCATGATACAAATTGTATCCTGCTAATATGGCTTTCTTCAACTCCTCTCGGATATCACAATTATCTGATCCTGAAGAAATCATTCGGTCTGCTATCTCATATGCCCGTTCTTCCAAAGTCTTCTCGCCAACTTTTGAGTACTGAATAACCATACGGGTACTGTATTGTTCTCCTTCATGGTTGATCACCTGGGCTAAAGCAATTTCGCCGGCATTTATCCGAATGCCTTCTTCTGACCATCGGAGTAACATGAACTGAGTCAGCTTTAATAACTGTTCTCCACCTTCGTCTGCAATATTCTTCAAGAACTTGCAAACAACTTTGTCTTCTTCTTTTGTTAGTTTCATGATTTTTTATATCTCAATAATTTGGTCATTAATTTTTTATTACAGACATTTGCGCTAGTCAATTGTAGTTAAATGGTAGAACATTATCTTTATTGATAAAAGCGCAGGTTCGAGTCCTGTCAGTTGGTTAGGCACTTTTGCCGTAATACTTTTTAATTTTTTTAATATGATCCAATTAATAAAACGTTTATTAATCGGGGTCGTATCACAAAAAATTTCAGAGTTTATCAAAAAATTTCAGAGACAACCCCAAATTATCAATATCTATGTAATAAATAATGGTACAAACCAGAATGTAAACATATATAGGGGTGATTGAATTTCAAGAGGAGTATCGCAACTCCTCTTGTTTTTTCTTTTTAGCCGTTAGTTCTGTGAAGAATTTTTCCGCTAAATAAACTATATCACACACAGTTTGAATTTCGTTTTTCCCGGATATCGTATGAAGTCTAAGTTGCATACCTATTTTATCTAATAAAGGCATTAGGTAGTCCGGTACATCTATATTGCCATCTTTATCGGCTTTATTCCAGTTTTCCATATCTCACATTTTATTAGTTGTTAGTTTTTATTGTCTTTTACTACAATAGCACATGTAACCATCATTTCGATAGAGATAACAAGAAGTCCAAGCCAAAAATTGATTTTAAAAGCCACTGCAGCCAAGACGGCAAGAAACAATATGTAACCGGCCAGACCTATTAAACCAAAAATTTTTTTATTCATACCTATACTTTATTCAGATTCTCCTTCCATTTCTTTTCCTCATTCGTTATATATTCATAAATCTCCGGCCAGGTAGGCAGACCGCCCACCTGCTTGTCATCGATGTAGCAATGGGCATAAATCTTGCGGGGATCATCGCCATAGCGAGCGAGGTTCTGCGGTTCATGGGCATTGATGCGGTCAAAGGGGATACCTTGCTCCAAGAGCCAGTTCAGAGCATCCTCCAGCCGCTCACCCCGACGACAGGTCCATAATATAATGTAATGGCCATCGTCCTTCAATTTGTTCATCATCTCTACCGCGTATGGTTTGGGATTCCCGATTTCAGGATAGGGCCCCATTGAGAGGGTTCCGTCAAAATCAACTGCAATAATCATACCCCGTCCTCCATTTTATTGGCTGCCTTGATTTCATACTTGTCGTAATAGACCCGTTCACGGTCGGTGAAGCAGCGGTCTGAGATCAGATCAAGGAGCTTCATGAAGTTCAGCTCATTGCCGACGCGCAGGTCGGCTCCCTCGAAGAATACCCTCACGAACTCACGATAAGCCTTGATGGCACGGATCAGTTCTCCCTTGCGGTGTTCCCATTCGGGGACGGGCTTGAAGCCCCGGTCGCTGAAGTAGGCAAAAAACATCTCGATATGATAGATCGCCAGGTCGGCTTCGTTGAGCGACAGGTGCAGGATCTTGCCGAAAAAAGCCCGTTCGGCCCGGTCCATATTGCGGTTGTCGTCGTGGAACTGTTGGTCGATCCGGGAGTCTTCAAGCTCCTTTTTCAAACGTGCTATGCGCTGCATGGCCTGCTGATGGCGGGCGTAGTTCCGGTTTCGGAGACAGGAGGCGGCATCATTCATCGCCTCGCGCAGCTCCTGCTCGATCAGAAAGACCGGGCGGCATTTGTGCCGATTGGCGGCACAGGATTGTTTCTTCTTTTTCATCTTAAAATAATTTAGGTTCTTTTGATTCGTTGATATACTCCAAAAGAAGGTAGTCCAACTGTTGTGCCTCCCAGTTGATGCCGGGGCGGTTCCGATAGAGGTTACGGATCAGCCGTCGGCACTCTTCGGGCATGAGGCCTGAGTTGAGCTTCGCCATCGGGAGGTTGATACGGTCGAGTGTGATGGTCGAGGCTTGCAAGATTTTCGCATTGCCTTTCCATATACCCTTCAAATAGATTTGCTTCACTGCCCCGATGGCATTCCTGACCGGATGATGCAGACGGATCGTCGTGAAACAGCGGCAGTTCAACTTGCCATTGAAGTTCTCTTCAAATTCCAATCGTTCGTCCATGACTTTGTAATATTTTCCTGTTTGTTGTTTGCATTTAAAACAATAGACCATCCACTTGCTCGAAGTCCTCACCACCCGGCAGACGGTGTACCTGAAACCACAGGGGCAGACGTATATCCAGCGACCGGGGGTGAGGGTAGTGGATTTTACCCGTTTTACAGTCGGTTGAACGATGGTTCGAGTTTCTTCCATACGCCCATCTTGTCTTTCTCGAAGAAATAGAAGTTGGTCGCCGTCCCTTCGACCAGGTGTGACTCCTTGAAAAGGTTCATGATCGCGGTATATTCGGGATCATCGAACTTATCTTCCAACTCGTAGAGTTTCGAGATCGACTTATAGTCGAGATCACCATACTTGTTGCGCTCCAAAAGCGTCATTGCCAACTGGTACATCGGGTCATCGCTTCCGGCATCCTTACCCTCGATCCACTGCTGCAGGAACTCGATCAGGCGCGAAGCGGCGATATCGGCACGCTCATCAAAACGTTTCACTTTGTTCGATCTCACTTCGATACGGAAGCAACCCTCCTGGACGGTGAACGACATCTGTCCCTCGCGGCGCAACTGGCCGTACTCGGCGAGCACTTGGCGGAACGCTCCGATTTCATCCACGCAAAAAGCGTGCAGCCCTTTCACTTCGTCGCACACGGAACGCACTTTGTTTTCAACTTTCTGTACTAATTCAGCACGGATGCCTTCATAGGCGGCGCGTTTGTCCAACGCCTGGCGGTGTTCTTCTTCTCTCTTTTTTGCCAATAATGCTTCTAAATCTTTACTTGTCAGTTTGCTTAAATCTTCCATGATTTTTTGATTTATGAATTATGAATTTGATTTATGTTTGTATTTCATGTATTCGCTCCGGAGAAAGGTGAGCGACTGTTCAAGTTGCTCTATCTCCTCTTCCCATTCGCGAAGCAGGCGGCGCTGTGCCTCCATGTCGGATGTGGCGCGTGTGAGCAGCATATCGGCAAGAAATGCTGCGTCGTCCTTCAGTTTCTCCTGCCGGCGACGGATCTGCCGTCCACGCCGCTCGATCTCTTCCAGTTTGTCCTTTATCGGAATGTAACCCATAGCTCCTTAGTTTTTGCCGACAGGGTGGTCCAGTTCGGGGTTACCCTCTATGCCTACGCTGTTGCGCTTACAATAGAGGTTGTAGATGGCTGTCAGTTTGTCGTCCGGTATTGCGTTGAAGTTGCCGCAATTGGCCGCCCGACAGGCGATGCCTTTCACATACATCAACTTATGCCGGTCGTCACGAAACTTGTAGCCCAATTTGTCGACCCACTGGCAGATGGCGGCGATCACCCGTTTGGCAGACAGGTCGCGCCGTTCCTCGTAGGCCATCAGTTTCTTTTCTCCCTTGGGCTTCATCGCATCGATCATCCGACTGTACTCCGACGGATAGTTCTCATACATCTCGTTGAGCGAGGTGGTACGCCCACCGCTATGTTCATGTACGATACCCTCCTTGATCACTTCCTTGTAACAAGGATCGTAACCCGGCGTTTCCTTCAACAAAGTCCAGAAGAGTGCGTGAGAATGTTTTTTCGTTTGTCTCTTGGTTGTTGCCATACTGTATTGTTTCTGAATGTTATTTAACTTGATCAAAATCCTGTCCGTAGTAAAGAACTGCCTTCTCTTCCCAGATGATGAAGGGGTGCGACTTCTGTCCGTGGTCAAGGTAACGGCTGGCAGCCACAGCACGGAAACCTTCCACGTAAATCTTGCACGAACAGTCGTAACGGATGCTGTCGGCCACACCACCCTTGGGGTTCTTGCCGTCGGCGTGACTGATGAAGATGAAGAGCTTACGGGGGAAGCGGGAACGCAGGTCGCGATAGGTATCGTAGTCGATGCGGGCATATTGCAAGGAGTCGATGATAACGATATCCCAACTCTTCGGCTTTGCGAGTTTTTCTACCATCTCATCGAAGTTCATGTCCAGGAGCACCACCCGTCCGTTCACTTCCATCATTCCGGCATCCTGAAACGAACGTTGCAGTGAGAGGCTGTCGCCCTCCTCCAACGAGAGGTAGGCGACACGGCCGAACTCGGCGAGATACTTCGCCAGACGACAGGTGAAGGTGGTTTTCCCTGATCCCGACTGTCCCCAGATGATCCATGCGCCTTGTGGTTCGGGACGGCCCAGCAGATGATAGAACGCCCCGCTGAAATCCATCGCCTTTTTCCTTTCCTGCAGGAATTGTTTTACGCCTAAGATCTTTCCCATCGCTACATCTGTCCGAATTGGTTAGCGATCTGTTCACGTTTCACAAGTCGCATCAGTCGGCGCAGGTCTTCGCAGAAAAACAGGTTCTTCTCCTTGGTCTCGCCCCGTTTGTTGGTTACTTTCACGTAGCGCTTGATCTTGTCAACCTCGTTCCAGATACGGTCGGCGGTGGCATCGTCCAATCCGTTGGCGGTGCAGATTTCCTTTACATCCTGCTCGGTGGCTCCGGGTAATTCGATGTAGCTGCGTCCCAAGCGGCTGTCGATTTCGTCATAGCCTTTGGTGTTGTTACGCACACCACGGGCAATCTCTTTATGCAGGTTCTCCGTACCGGCAAGCACACAGCCCAAACGGTGCTCGGTACGGTTGTAGAGGGGGATCAGCTTGCGGAAGGCGGCCGGCTTCAGCTTGTCGGCTTCATCAATGATCAGTACCGGGTGATCACCGGCCATACCGTTGAAATATTCCGCTATCATCTTCAGCAAGGTAGGAATATCGGTATAGCCTCGCTTGGGTACACCGCAGGTGCGTTCGGCCAGCTCAACGAGGAACTGCCTGGAGTTCCACTCCTCTGCCTGGATGAAGACAACCGAGCCGGTGAGATCCTGGTTGAAGAGGTGTTCCAAGGTTTGTGTCTTGCCGCTTCCCGCCTTGTTCGAGATCGCCATCCACAAAGCCTGCTGCTTGCAGGAGCGGTAAACAAACTCGATCTTGCGGTAGTTCTGGATGGTGGTCACCACCTGCCAGCCGTCTTCCTGATAGCCTAAAGTGGAGGCGATGCGTTTTTCCAGCTCGGCGCTATTCGCGCCGTACTTCCCGTTCATCCATTGGCTAAGGGCGGTACCTGATATGCCACATTTCTCTGCAACCTTACTCTGTGATCCAAGCCGGGTGATCCAGTCACCTACGTGTTTCAATAATCCGTTTCTATTCATATCGTGTCTGTTTCTTTATATCGTTTAAAAATCATTTAAAAAGTCACTGTGATCATCACTGAAAGTGAAATCGTCCTCTTCGTTTGTGATCTCTTCCTGCTTTGGAACTCTCAGCAGGAAGATCGGTTCCTTACGCCCGGCTACTTCGTTGCGTACATCCTTATGTCGACCCAGCGAGTCGGTGATCACGTGAGCAGTGAGGGTATTCGACAGGTCCTCGTTCTCTTCAAACAGCTCGCGGACGATCTCGCCGCTGCGGGTACGTTTCAGAACGATGTCATCCACATACTCCTTGTTGAAGTTGAACACCCGGTGCAGCTGTTCGGCATCACCCTCCTCACGATCTTTCAGTGCCATAGGCTGTTCGTACTTGCGTTCGAGGACGAACCTCACGCCTCCCTCTTTCGGTTCTTTCTGCGTACCGATATTCTCGACAGCGATCACCCGGTCCATGTCGGAGGGATCGTATTTGAGGAAGAAAGTCGTGTGCCCATAACTGCGGAACTCCTTGTCGAAACATTCATACTGGAAACGATGACCGCCCACCTGCAGATGCACGCCATCACCCCTAAGCGGGCGCGGAGCAGCTGTCTCGCCAAAAGCCAACAGGAAGTCTTCAGGGGCAAACAGCTGGCGATCGGTTTCGGGAAGATCGATCCACCGGTTGATGTATTCCTCGCGCTTGGTGGCGCGGTCGAAATCGATCATCTTTACCAACTGCTGGCAGCATCCTTCGAAATCGGGGAAGTCACGTTTGTGAGTCTCGATCCAGTCATCAGACACTTGCAGCTTTTGGCGGCTCTTCACGCCGTGGCCGCTGCTGTTGGGCAAAAGGCGCAGCCATTGCCGGTTGAACTGGTTGAAGAAAGGTTCGATGATCTTCGACTTTGCGTTTTTTACAGCTGCCGGAGTGTACCAGTGGCCGACCGCTTCGTAGAAACACTTCAGATGGCCTCGGCCGTAATTGTCGGTCTGCACTTGCCAGGGCTTAAAATAAGATCCGAACAACTCCTTCACATGCTCGAAGGCGTTGCGGAAAGCCTGGCGGATCAGTGCGGCCGACTCGTGGCGACCGATGGCATAACCGATGATGTATTTGTTGAAAGGATCGACAATGGCAACGACTGTGGGACGATGATGGTAGGTTGTAACGCTTCGGCCACGACTGTCAGTGGCATGTGCCTGGTAGAACAGTTCCGTATCCCATCCGTCGACACACCAGAAGTACATCGGCGCAGTGGGGGCCGTACGTGTCACCTGCATCAGCTTGTTGTTGGCAAGTGCACTCTTTCCGTAGCGTCCGGCATAACATTCGGGATGTTCCTTGCGGTAGTTGGCAACGGTTGCACCGGTGATGGGTTTCCAGTTCATACGACCGGCAACGGCATTGTAGAGCCGTGCCACCGTCTCGTTGTCGATGTTGCGGCCGTCACCGATCAGTTCAACGATCAGTGCCTCCTGGCGGCTTTCTTTGTTCTTGCGGGCGTTGTTGTTCTTCATCTTGCCGCTGATCAGACTCTCGTAACCCTCCTCGCTGTACTTCAGGGCAACCCTTTTCAGCGCAAGATGGTTCTTAGGCAGGCGACAGCCGACGACATCCTGTATCTCGTTCAGCTCACGACTGGTCTCCGGCCAGACGCGGTTGTAGGGTTTGCCGTATTGCTTGATGAAGAGCGAACGGTTGCCCGTCAGCTCCAAGACGGCGTTCAACGCCGAAGCGTTGGCAACGTACAACTCGACATATTCCGGCTTTAGGTGGTCGTACGGACGCCCCTCGAAAGTCCAGCCTCGGAAGAACTGCTCTGCCATCGGGTCGCGTCGGATCATCTCTTTCAGCACATAGCGTTTCGGTTCGGTTTCGAAGGTTTCCCCCTTGCGGGCTTCCACCTCCTGCTTGACGCAGTCGGGCAGGGAGGCATAAAGAACCAAAGCGGGCGTACCGTAACAGGCACGGTTCAGCACCTGCAGTTTGCCCGTCTTCTTGTAATATTTGAAGTTGGACTCCGACAGGATCGGCCGTTTCAGCGGATCAACCGCCAACGGATCGCCTGCCGTCAGCTCAGTGTATGATATGCACAGTTGATTCTTGTAGAATTCCATATCGTTCCGTTTTTAGAAATTTATCATTGTTCCCGGAAGCGGATTCGAACCGCTGACCATATCGCCTGAATTACCAGTTCCGATTGTTCTGCCTGACTGAACTATCCGGGATACCACCCTCGTACCGCGGGCCGCGTACCGATGCTAAACCAAAACCAATATTAATTGAGACCTAAACCGATTGTTTATCCTTGTCGCTGCCACCAAGCAGCCGAACCATCCATTCTTCGAAACGGACTACTTCGCGCTTGCAAGCCGCTTCGTTACCGATCAACATGTAGCTGAAGAAGAACCAGACCGAACAGAGCAGACTTCCCGTCAGCATGCTGCCGTGTTCCATCGTTCCGATTCCGGCAAACAGGGACAGCCAACTCAATGCCCATCCGTAAAGTATCACCTTCGCCTTCATAATTCTCCATTGTCAATTACCCAGTTGTGCCTTTGCCAGCATCTTGGTTTCAATCACGAGAGCGGGATCAGTCAGTTCCATCCAGCCGAAGCGTGTCTTCAGCAGCCGGTCTAATACCGCCCAGTTCTCCAAGCTGACACAGTCGTTGTAGTTGTACCATTGCGTTTCGCCAGTTTTCGGGTCCAAGCCAATGATCCCCCAAAACTCCTTGCCCTGCTGCCCGATGACAACCTTGCACGCGCCCTTCGCGAACACCACGCGGAACACCGGGCGTTCCTCCTCTTTCCTACCGGTATAAACCAGCATAGGGAAGTTGTCTTCATACAATGATTCCATTTCAAACGGGGCTTCACACAACGCTTTGTAGTCGATTCTCTTTGTTTCCATCTTTCTGTCGTTTTAGAATTATCTGTTTGTCCCGACTGCGGTCTCGCTCCGCTACGTGCGAGTCATAAGCTCTCTTGGCCGGGTGTAAGGGTTAGCAGTCTTTATATGTCGCGATTAAGATTTCTCTTTGTCCCACTCGATGCACATCTGCTCGCAGATTGGCACAGGGTCGGGATAGGTGATACCTTGACTTCGGTTCTGCTTGGCCAGGCTGGTGATCCGTCGAACCACGTCTTCGCTGACAGATGTCCCGGCATAGACCTTGCGCACGTGCGGATAACTAACATCTATACCTTCTGCCACCTCTGCCAACTCGTTCCGGCTGATATAGGGCTTCACCCGCTGCTTCCATTCCTCGAAGAACGGGCGGTACTTCGGAAGGGGCAGGCGCTGGCGCTGTTGTTGCTCCCGCATGCACTCCGCCTCGCCCTTGATCCGATACTGCCCGGTCTGGCGGAGCTGGGGAAGAACCTCACCGGCTACCCAGTTGACGAAGGCATCCGCCTGCGGCTTATTACTCCGGAACGCCAGTTTGTAGAGGGCCGCTTCGTTGATGACTGACAACTGTTGCACACCTCCGCCGCGATCACCAGAAGAAGGGGTGTTAAAACTCATCATCCCTTTCCAATCATCTGGAATATTGGATAATGTAGCACCGCTCCAAGCGATATCTAAAGCGTTTGCCACATCCTTGGCTACAAACCAAGGTTCGTTGTTCAGTTGCTGCGTGCGAATTGTTACGTTCGCCTCCTCGTTGTAGAATAATTGCAATTTGTTTCCCATTTCAATTCGATTTAAATGATTGTTACTTCCTTATAGGGGTTATCCACCTCTTTCTTAGTGATCTCGAACATTTTTCCTCCATGATTTAAGGCATACGCCCGGATTAACTTGGCTGAAGGGCTATTCGTTTCAAACCGGAGCGCAGACTGGACGGTCCTCTCTGTTACAGCCAGTTTTTTGGCGATTTCACGTTGTAATACCAGCGTCACAGTGATCTCGTTTCGTTTTTCTTCCATATTCGTTGTAATTATTATATGTTTTGTTCGTACTTTTATAGCGTCTTTCTATTGGAAGACTTTGCAAATATGGTTGATAATTTTCAACCATGCAAATAAAATAGAGATAATTTTCAACTAAAATGAAGACAATTTTACAGCGTATAGAACAAATAGCTATAAATGAGGGGATAAAAATCACCACATTTGAAAAAAGTATTGGTGCAAGTAAGGGAGTATTATCCAGGGCTATTAATAACGGAACCGATATTCAATCAAAATGGCTTCAGTCTATTGTTGAAAATTATCCCCGATATTCGGAAGCATGGCTCCTTACTGGCCGTGGCTCTATGCTAAAAGAAGAGCCAAAATCTTCTCAAGTGGATTGTGAACCTTCAGTATATGCAAATACCGATCTTGTTCGTATCCCGGTTGTCGATATCTCTGTTGCCGCCGGATCAGGATTCTGTAATACGGATTATATAGAGGAAGTGGAGTCTATTTCTATGCCTTCTTCCATGGTAAAAGACGGCAAGCAGTATCTCTGTGTGCGGGTAAAAGGGCATAGTATGGTTCCTTCTATCCTTGATGGAGGTTATCTGATCATTCGCAAGATCGAACGTTCTGAATGGGAAGGTATACGTGATAATTATGTATATGTGGTAAGTGACACGGAGGGGCGTTCGTATGTCAAACGTCTTAAGAATCGGTTGCGTCAGCATGGCTTTATCGTTTGCATGTCTGACAACGCGGATAAACAAAATTATCCCAACTTCAACCTATATGAAGAAGAACTGAATACAATATGGTATGCGGAATGGTACTTCAGCGCAAAGATTCCCAATATCCAAGAGGTCTATTATCGCAAACAAGGCGAACTGGAAGATCGCTTGGATGAACTGACGGCCCAATTCCAACAGTTTCAAAAGGCTTTAAACAATAATAATTGATATGAGAACAGTTGATTTAAACGAGATATCCGAGTTTGAGAAAGAGTTCCGCCGCCTGCGGTTCAATCCGATTTACTTCTATGAGTATTATTGGAAAGAAAAACATCCAGACGAACCGGAACTGACACGTGAGCAGAAACAAAAGTTGTATGACGAATACCGTGGAACCCCTTTCTTTCAGGATTTCGGGGAGGCCATCAAGCATCAAGAACGAATCAAAGAGCTAAAAGCCCAAGGCTATGAAGATTGGGAGATCATGGGGTAACACCTCCAGTTATTATTCCACGGAATAGGGCAAACCGGATTTGATATAACGGATAATATTATCAGCCTCAAATGCGGTTCGATTGCCGTCCGGATTATGGTTGCGGTTCACAAGTAGCCTTAGAATGATTTTCTTTCTAAGGCGCTTTTCTTTCCATTCTTTTATTTTTGATATAAGGCAACTTATGATCATAAAACACCTCCTTTTTTTGCAAATTTAGCCATTTCCCCGGCATTATCTATACCTAAACCTAATAAAAAACACCATAACAAATTGTATTTCAATTAAATATAATTACAACAACCATTCCAACCCCGCAAAACTATGGAAATAGCCCCCCCTCTAATCATATCTAAACCCTATTGTTTTAACTGAATTTAACCCAATAACCCCCATCCGAACGGCTCGTTTTTTACGAAAATACTATCCCCAACACTATCTCCAACACTATCCCCAACCCCAAAAACGCCAAAAAACGAAATGTATAGGTTGGAGATAAAAAAAGGCAGCATTCCAGCTAAAAAAGCCGAAACACCGCCCCAAAACGGATTGAAACTGGATTATATATTTAAACTATTGCATTTCAACTATTTGCCACCCCTAATCAGGTGCGATTGTATGATCATAGCCCGTTTGGTCACTTTACAGCTGCCATCCGTCATTCCGGCATGTAAAAGGCTACTCTTTGTGATCCCTATTTCCTCCTCTGTGAGGGTGTTGAAGATCGCTGAAATAGACCCGAAATAGTAGTTCTTCTTCTCAAATATCAGATGTACATGTATAACTTTCGTCATGTCTTATTTAGAATGTTTTATACTACAAATATACCAAATAATTATTATTTGGAAGTTTTTGAATAAAATATTTTTTCTTTCATCCACCAAACACCTGCCATCAGACAACAAAAAAAGGAGGCCGTTTAAAGCCTCCTTCTGATGTCTGCATTCAAACCATTGTACTAACTCCAAAAGCCACTTCACAGCGCCTAAATCTGGCGGATTGCAAGGCATATTTTAATCACGCTTAAATCTTCTTTCAAACACTATCCCCAACTCCCTTGTTTCAACCCTCATTTTTTCAACTCCAATGCAAGTCAATTAAACAAACCTA